TAATCTGTATTGACTTCGTTCTCTAATAACAATACTTGATAATGTATAGTTACCAATGTTATCTAGTAAGTCATTAATAAGTGGTAATATTTTTCTACTGATAGAACTTAATTCAACGTCATCAATTCTAGCAGTACCAGCAACTGTTCTTAATCCATCAGGTGCTAGAAAAATTAAATCTCCACCTATCTCTTGAATTGAGTTGCCATTTACACAACCTATATTTTTAGTTACTGATTTAATTATAGGTGTAGAATCAAGGTTTGTCAACTCATATATACTATTTTTACAAAATATAATAAGTGAGTTTCTAAAGACTTTAATACCAGTAATTACATCACCTACATCAATTGACCCAGATGAAGCACCTTCAAAATCATAAGGTTTTAATCTAGTACTATAATAAACTGTGCTTGGGTCAGTCGATTTACCAGCAACTATTATTCGTTCTGCAAACTTTTCAATAAATTTACAACCAGTTGGAGCTGACCTATCAACTTCTAAGAAGTGATAACCATCATCATCTATTTGAAATTCTGCTAATTTATTTTCTCCATCAACAATATAAATAGCTCCATTGTCACCTTCAGATTCAAAGTTTATAAATTGAACATTAGATTGATTAGTTCTAGTTATTGTTGTTGCTGCAGGTAACGAACCAGCTGCTAAACCACCATGATAAAGTGTTAAACCATTTTTAGTTGCATGTGCACCTTTATCAATAGTTAATGATATATTACTTGCAATAGCAATTACATGATAATATAAATTATCTATTTTAACAATATCTCCTACATGAGTAGAAGTTGTAAAAGTAGTTCCTACTCCTGAGACTGTAGCTGAACCTGCATTAATATTTACTGTACCTGCTATAGCAGTAAAAGTATCTTTGTTAACTTGTAAATACGAAGTACCAGTTGTACTGTAATATAAATCATCACCTTGTGCAACTAATACACCATCGTTGTAATGAGTTAATCCATGAATAGAATCAGTTGATAATCCACTTGGAATAACTGCACTAACACCACCCCATTTTTGATAACCACTTATTCTTCGATAGCCACCAGTTGTAGCTGATTCAAAATTTTGTAATCTAGTTGCAGCACCAGGAGTTCTAAATAAAGCATGTGAACTTGAAACTAAATCCAAGCCACCTTGTACAGTAATGGAAGCTCCTTGTGTTGGCATCGATTATTCCTTTATATAAATATTCTTCTATCATCTTCCACATATTTAGGTTGTGGAGCATTTAATTGTTCTATCATTTTGTTTAAACCTTTTTTATATTCATCTAAAGCTAATTGTGTTTGTGAAATATTATCTTTAAATTGATAAATATAATATCTTGCTCTAGCTAATAAAACAGGTTTGTATTGTTCTGGAAATAATACTACATCAGTATCATTTGTTAATGCTGAAGGTCTGTTAAATGCATTAAAATAAATTCTATATACTCCATCAGGTATTGGAGATAATCCAAATCTTCTACCATCTTCACTTCTTACAATTCTTTCAGGTACTCCATATAATTGTGTATCTGATTTATCTTTTTCTTCAGACTGAGCATAAAAATCTTTCCATGTTTCTAAAGTTACAAAAGGTAAACTTCTAATTGTATATGGTGCAGTCTTTCCACTAACACCTTCTTCTGTTAATGTAAAGCTATCCCAATCTACATTTGAATAATCAGTATCTACACTTGTTGAACCTGCTTTTAATAAGTACCATCTAGTACCAGCAGTAGTTTCAATATAAGTATTACCATTATAATTATTTTGTGGTGCAGCTGTTGTTAGCCAAGACCATGTATCTTGTGAATCTACAATATCAAAGTAAGCTCTATTAACACAGTTAGCTACAAATTTTTGTATTGCTACTGCTCCTGATATAGTTGTTATTTCTGGTTCATTAATTTCAACTAACAATTCGTTAGTCATTGATAAATACGTTTTAGCCATTTAACAGTTCCATGCTCTTAGTGATTTATTAATTCTTGAATTAGGGTCTCTTGCAGTTTTTTTAGAAGTCAATTTCTTTTTCATGCCTCTCATTCTAGCACAAAAAGATTTTCTTCTACCAGCATCTTTTTTATTTTTAGGATTGGGTGCAGGTGGTTGAAGATTTCTTTTCTTTCCAGTCTTAGTTCGACCTTTATTATAAGATGCTCTACCCTTTGCGTTCAAACCACCTTTAGGGTCTTTACCCTCTTTACGAGTCCAAGCAGGTGAAGACAATATTCCCATGTGAAATTACTTTTTCTTTTTAGACATCATACCACCATACATCATTTTCTTTTTATCAGATGCTTTGGCATGTACTTTGCCACCATGTTTATATTTACCTTTGTTTACTACTTTGCCACCTGGCATTGCTTTTTTCATTGGCATATTAAATCCTATTTGTTTATTAATTGGTATAGTAGGGGATATTGCTACCCCCTACCATTTATATACTATTAGTCGATAACGTAGATAATTTTACCTACTGAATCATCTCTAAGTACTTTTCTACCCCATACCATTAGACCTCTAACGATATCGCTGAATGTAGCCGTATCTCTAACAGTTTCTACTTTGTTCATTGCTGAAGCAGCAGATACTGCAGATATATGACCAAATAAAGCTTCAGGCTGCGTAGCAGTACCTGCTGGTGAAGCACCAGTTAAGTCATTAGTTGGTAAGTTGTTAGATTTGTACATTTGGAAACCTCTAAGTAATCCAGATGCTACCAAACCGTTTCTAATTGAACCTTGACCTGCGTTGAAGTCAACAGTTAATAATTTAGAAGCTGTGTTTGATAAAACATTGTACCACTCAGGAGCTGCCACAAACCATCTGCCTTCTTCTGGAACGTTGTTTTCATCCAACTCTTTCGCAGCTAAAGCCATTTGGTTTAGAGGGTCTACTTCACCAGAACCGAATCCAATATCAATCGGAACAGAAGTTGTTCCCATACCAGTTGTTACACCAGCACCTGCAGAAATTGCAGCCATGATATTTGCATCCATTGCATCTCTCAATTTGTACGCAGCATTGTCTGATGCAATCGCTTGGAAATTAACATGAGAGAATCTTTTCTCTAAGTCATCCAATTTGAATGCAAAAGATTTAGCTTGGTCAATTGTAAGAACAAGTTCTTGGTCTGTTAAGTTAGTTGATGTTACAGCTAAACCTCTAGTGTAATCGTTTACACTAATTTGAGGTTCTTTGATAATGTTTACTGTATCACCAAAGCTTGAGATTTCGCCCATATAGTCTGTGTTACAGATTGCTTCTGCAACAGCAGCTTTTCTTAGAGCTATTTGTACTTTCTTTGAATAGACTTCAGGAATAAAAAAGCCATTAGTTTGACCTGAAGCAGTTAAATCAAAGTTGTACGTAGAACCACCAGCAAATTTTGCCATAGTTATACTCCTTTGTTATAGTTGTTGGTTAATAAAAATAAGATAGAATTAATCTATAATTCTACCTTCCCTCTGAGCTTTTACAATTTCTTTTTCGTATTGCATAAACTCAGCATCTGACATTTTAGCAATATCAGAACGTTTGAAGAAATTTTCCTTTGATTGAGGAACTTGTACTTGCTCATTAGTCTTAACTAATAAATCAGCACCCTCATTCTTAGGTTGTTTCTTACCAGGTTTTTTATCTAATCCAAGTCCTCGGTCCTTCTTATACAAGTCGATTGCTCTTGCTGCAAGTTTACCATCAGAATTATTTTCGTATATCCATTTTTTAATTTCCATTGGTTGAGCATCAGCCCATTGATGAAAATCATCTGACTCTTTGATATTCTCAAAGTCTGGATGATACTTAGAAAGTTCTAACTCTGCTTCTCTTTGTTGTAAAGTTTTGTTAGCTTTCTTTAACTCTTCTAGTTCTTCTTGCATAGTCTTAATTTGATTTGAAGACTGCAAGTGAGAAACGGTTTCCACAACACCATATATATCAGGATAATCATTCTTAAAAGCTTCAAGCTCTTCAGCAGATTTAGGTGGTGTATACTTAGGAGCATTCTCTCTTAACTGTGTCTTGAGTTCGTTCTCCTTACTATTCCATTCACCTAGTTTCCTGTCATAGTATCGTTTGAGGTCATCGTACCTCTTTTTATAATCAACCTTTGCATAAGGGGTAGATTCAACATTTAATGCTGAGTCTTGAACCTTATCCATAGTGGCTGCAGTACTTTCGTTAGAATCTTCTGGGTTGCTGTTATCAGCAGTAGCAGTTGAATCTTCTCTAGTACTTTCAGGGTTTGGCACATACAAACCAGAATCAGCACTCTGTAGTGGCTTAGGCATGGAATCATCGTTATGCCAAGCTTTCTTCATGTTGTACGGGTTTGCTGCGACTTTTTTTAGTCCTTCTTCGTTTTGATTACTCATATAGTCCTCCTTTAGGGCTTCACTTAACTGAAGGTAGCTAAGGTAGGTGTTTCTTTTTAAAACGAAGCTACAAGGGCTTACAATAAAAATTTATTATAAGGTAGCTTGTCTATTCGTAGAGTTACCTCTCTCTACAAATTCTTTATACTATCTCTTGCTGTTCAGCTTGAGATTGAACTCCAGCATCATAAGCTTCTTCTGCTTGTTTCATCATCTTTCTTAATTTGTCTACACCAAGATGCTTAACTGCTTTTGCTGTAAATACAAATTCACCATCTGATAATAATGCTGGGATAGAGTCTGAAGTTCCTGTTCCTGGTCCTTCTACTTCTCCATCATCTGTAAATTCTGTTGCAACTATCTTTGGAATAATTGCTTCTAGTTCTGGATGCATTTCTACTGCATCATCTAAAATTTTTTCTTCTTCTTCTGATAAAGCTGATGTATCTATAATAGCATCCATGTCACCCATGTCTTCATCTTCCATCTCTTCATCCATAGGTTCTTCATTCATTCCCATTGGTTCTAATAAACCTTGGTCTTCTTCTGCCATCATTTCCATATCTGTTTCAGCTTCATTCATATTTTCTTCATCAACAACATCACCTTCTGCAAAAGCTTGATAATCTTTTCGTTGGTCATATTTACCTCTTTCGATTCCAACTGCACCACCTAATGCCATTGCAGGTTTAACAGCTTTTGCTGCGTTGTATTCTTCTAATTCTTTTTCTTGTTGGTCAGTTAAAGGTAAACCTGAATCTTGCATAGCTTGAAGTTGTTCCATTTTTTTCATTTCAATAACTTCTCTAGTTGATAATTCACCTTTATCAAATTTCATTCTTTTCATTAATCCACCTTTAGCTTTTTTAATTACACCTTTACCTATTAATATATCTTTTTGTGTGACTTCACCATCACCACTTAAATCTGGAAATGATTCACCACCATCTTTAAATCTTGTTCTTGTTGGAGATAACAATCTTGAAGGCATACCTTTTCTAGCAGACTGAGGTGTGTTTACATCATAAGGTGTAATACCTTCATCTTGATTAGGGTCATTCTTTGCAATGTAAGGTGGTTGAGACATAAGTCCACCTGTAGCCATATTGATAGGTTTGTTCTTTTTCATTATACTTCTCCAATTAGTAATATTATAGCAATCGAATACTTATTAGTCAACTGTTATTTAGTTATATCTCTAACCTGAAACTGGAGGTTCTTCAACTTGTCCAGTAAATTCCATCTCCCCTGGCATTGGTGAATTACCAGGTCCGATTGAGCCTTCGCCATTTCCTGGGTTGTTTGCTCCTGGAGTTTGTTCAGGTACTCCACCATACTGTGCCATTGCTCCGAGTTGACCAGAGACATCAGCTTGACTGCTAGTTCCTTTGTTAACATTTTGTTGTCCTATTATTTTTGCATAGATTTCTGCTTCATCTCTTGTATTCATAATTTCTTCAGGGTCTAAATCAAGAGAGTGTGCTAACTCTTTGATGACTTCTGACATTCTTACAAAAGGAGCAATAGCTGGATTCTGTACAGTTTGTAAGAACATAGTTAGTCTTTGACTTCTAACTTCTTTCTTCATCAAACTAGAAGAACCAGTTGCCTTAATTTCTAAATCACCTCTGATAGGTAAATCACCTTCATAGAATTGCATATTCCATTGGAACATAGCTTCTCCTAAAGGTTTAATTAATTGGTCATCTATATTTTTAATTACTGTTTTTATATTTAACGATGCTGCACCCATAAGCATAGACATACCTGATGCTGTTCTTGTCATACTTTGAACACCAGTTTGTCCATGTGAATACGAAGGTAATCCTGTTGATTCATCTGCAAGTTGTCTAAACTTGTCAAACATTTGCATATTCTCAACTGCAGTATTAGGAAACTTTAATCCATAAATAGATTGACCTGGTACACCTGATTGTCTTTTAAAGATTTTACCAGGATGTATTTCCATTGTTTGATTAGATGACAAAGCTGATTCATCTACATCAAATACTAAGTTACCTGCTAATGCTAAATTATCAATAGCCATTCTTGCATGACCATTCATAATCTGTTGAGCATCATCCATATTTTCTGGAACACCTATTCCAAAAAATGTATATGGATTTTTTTCATACACAAAAGATTGATAAGGAACTCTAAAAG